GTGCAATATTACGAACATTCCGAAAGCACCCGTTACATGGCCGAAGCATTTCGCGACATGGCAACCCGTGGTGGTTGTCCTCGTGATTCTGTTGAAGCCGTAACGTTCTCATTTGCGCAGGCACTACGCGAAGCTGCCGAAGCTATGGAGGCCACTAGTAAGCAGCTTGCCGGGCACACAGCTCAGCTTATTGGTCCTGAGTGGTTTCCTCGCACTGCCGCATTGCACGTCGCCTCATCGATGACTGCCGTTGTCTTGTTGGGTGTCTGGCTCTGGACTCTATCCCGTGTGGCGAACCGGGTTACGTCGAAGCACGCATGTTATTGCTGTGGCCACCACTCACCTTTCCCAGACGTGCGTAAAGTGCGATGCAGGTTGGTGCAGCCCTGGTGTCGCATTGAATGCTTCCACCAGGTCGGGCCATCATTGCCCGAACACACCCCACTCATATACTCGTCATGTAGTCATAATATGTCATATGGCTTGTCTCGTCGTATGTTGGTTGAAACTCACTTCAAGGCATCCCCCCAAGACCCCAACGGTGAACCTTATTATTGTCAAGAAGACATGGATCAAACTCTTCGCTATTGCTCACGTTGGTTGGATGGTCACGTGTTGAAGTGGGATTGGGTCAGTTTTATTACTGGCAAGTCTGGATCATCTCGGCGCCGCGCTGAACGCGGTCTGGCAGCACTGCTACGCGATGGTGCTTCCATTGTTGATGGTTCACTCAGCCTCCAAGGCCTACGACGTCCCATCGAAACTCGCGTTTCTTTTTTCTCCAAGCGCGAGTTTTATGACTACCTCCCTTTTGTTGACAAGCTGCCAAAGCCACGCATCATCTCTAGTTGTTCAGACGAAGTGTTGGCTTATCTTGGACCGTACTTCAGTGCCATGGATCACAAGCTCAAGCACATGCCATTTTTTGCTAAGCACGCTTGTGCAGAACACTATGCAACACGTGCCACTGCGATTCGTGATTCTGGCTACACACCCCTGGCGACCGATCTTGAAATGTATGACCGTTCGCAGAATTGGTTTGCTATGGGAGTGCAGCATGCGTTGTATCACCATTTGGGTTTGCCAGCCGATGTCGTGTTATTTCTACGTGACTATGACGTCAAGTGGCGGGCCAGTGTGTATGCAACTGAAGCACGGCGAAGGTTCCGCGGCTTGCGATTTACTTCCGCCAATGGTATCCGTAAGTCTGGTGACCCCCACACTTCAGTGGGTAACAACCTGTACCATTGGTTCATGTTTATGCATTTCCTTCGCACCGAAGGTGATTTCGA